AGGTAGTTTGCCAACATGCCTACAGAATTTCGAGTCCATGCTGCCCAAGTGTATAGAGAACAACCGAACACCCAGACAATGTATAGTTCTAGTAGAGGAGGATTGGGAACAGTGATTGCCATAGTAAGACTACAGCCGATACTGATTACCCATGCGAGTATTTCCACGACAAATCTCATTGGGTGAGATTCCCAGTCATCTTTGATCCATCCAAACATATTTTCAAACAATTTGTTCATGTTCCTCTTTCACATTATTTCCATGAGGTAAAAATGTCACAATAGTATCACGTTTTTTGTCGTATACCACTTTGAACATTCTCCCATCTTTGTACAAAAGATATACGCCGACTCTGTTACTAGTCTGTTCGATAAGACTGGCTTTCCCGCACTTGATGTCTCGTGACATATCTGCCAAATCTTTCCGATTTAGTTCCAAACCATACCGTTCTGCGGCGCGTTGTTTGGCATGTTTGCGTTGATTAATTCTTTTAAAATTTGGATTACTCATCTGAATATGCTCCTGTTATTTTAAGAACCTACAGCCCAATCAATAATGTGTGCATGATCTTCGAAACACTCTTCGCTGGATATTTCAGAAATTGGCATCCAGATAGCTTTTTCTGCATCATCATGTCCACGAACACGCGGAAGTTCACCATCAGGCAATGTTATCTTATATGCATTCGTTATAGTTCTGCCACGTGCACTTCTCCCGATTGCATCGAATACCTTAGTGTCTTGAATATTTCCGACTAATACCGGAACTGGAACTTTAATCCCTGTTTCCTCGCGCAATTCACGAATCATCGCGTCCTGTAAATTTGCGTCGGTATCTGCGTTCACGAATCCACCAGGCAATGCCAGAAGTCCTTTACCTGGTTCACTTCTGCGCCTAATCATCAGTACATGTCCAGAACATATCACGATAGCATCAACAGTCACAAAGATTGGCGGGTAAGGATAACTCGCATATTGCTTTTTATAAGATTCAATGAACTCTCGTTCTCGAATAACCTGTTGGTATGCATCAGTTTTCTTAAACTCAGCAAGAAACTCAAAGACGGATTCTGGCACTACATGACGGATAAATCCTTCGTGTGCATCTTTACGGAAATATAGATCGCGAATATCAGTTGCATTCAGAGGTTCAATCAACTCCACATCTTCGTGTGTCCATTGCGGAAACAACTTTAAATAAAATGTACTTGCATCTTTATCATGCCCAATTATGGCGATATTTTTTGGGTCTGTGGCGTGCTTCGAAGCAATGGACTGAATCCTAGTTGCCCACACTTGGTTATTGTACATTGTGTCGCGCACAACATCCACCTTTACACTACAGTATGGATCTCCAACACGAGTGGCAATATTACTGATCATTGCGACTCGTTCTTCTGTAGTGAATGGATTCTTGTAAGTTCTTGGTTGATAAGCAGACCCTATTATAATCACAAGATTATCTGCTAATGATTTTGCCCTACGGATAATTTCAACATGGGCGTTGTGCAATGGTTGCGCACGACAAATAAATACTACGGTGTCATATTTCTTCGACATAGAAAAATCCTTTCTACTGTGAACATCACAAGTCTATCTCGTGATATTGTATTTATTCATTATATCACAGGATGTACGTATTGAATACAACATCCACTAATTTCTTTTTCAACTTGTTTACATGCTTCCCATGCATTTTCTGCTTTCACTGACATCATGGAAAAATTTTTGATATCATTTTTGCCCAAACTGTAAAACACTTCATATTCTTGCATTATCCGATGTAACCCTTCAAGCACAATGTTGTGAAATTTTCAGTTTTATAGTATCTAACTTCTTTGCCAACTGATGCTTTAGTACACTTAGTGAATGGTTTAATCAAAGACGAATCATGATAACAAAATCTAGGGATAATCGATGATATCTCCTCGACTCTAGCATTATTCCAGAAATAAGTTTCAGCGACCAAATCCGGATTAAACACAATGTGTATATCAATAGTCATTCAAGTCACTTAATTCGATTGGCAGCAGATTTTAGTCCACTTTCGATGTATCCGTCAAGTTTCTGATCAATAATGGTGAGAACTTTTCCAGACATATCCTGAACTTTAGGATTCTCTGCAACTTGTTGCGTAGCATATGCTGCAACCATTAGATAAGCAGTCTTCTCAGATGGTATTGCAACCACTGTTACCCAACATAGTAGTACACTCGGAATTGTCCACTTCAAATGTTTCAACCACCCTCTATTTGGGTAGTCATTATGATTCATGATACAGATTCCAGAAAATGCCAATAATACCAGTACCAATATGACAAACAACGTGTGTAAATCTTTGAGCATTCCAATCGCCCATACCAACATTGCCAATTCCATGATAAATATCCTTTGAATTAGTGGTTAAAAGCTTGATCGATGTCTTTCAGTATCGAATTGACTGAACCAGACAGTTGTTCGATTTCATCCGAAAGAGTACTCTTTTCAAATTTAGAGAGTTTCCCCCAATTGATCTCACTGACCTTGTCAATCAGATGGTCAATTTGATCGTAGATTTCGCCAAGAGTGAAGTTTGTGTTGTTTGTAGTCATGTCGGTATTATTACTCAAAATCAATTTTAACGCAAGTCTTTTCTTTAAACTTTCGATAAGCAAGTGTCACAAATGATGGTTTTGCATTTTTCTTACTACATGCCAAAGTTTTCTTGTGCTTTTCATTATACTCATACATGTAATCTTTCAGCAAAGCATAGCTGATAAGCAAACCTAAAAACCCAATTAGAGCATTGAAGCTATAGAACACGTATACCACGTCAGAAAATTCAGTACAGGATGGATTAAAAATGCATGAAAAATACTCATAACCACCAACTAAATAAATAAAGACGATTACAAAGGCCGCCGATGCTGCCAATGTCAGATTAAATAGTCCGGCAAAGACGTTTCTGATATAACTACATAGATCAGTAGTATCGACATAAAAATAATTTAGTCCACCGAAGTTATTTGCCACCCAGAAATGCCATGATTTTTTGTTCAGTGTATGTTTCATGATTTTTTGTACTCCTTAACAACGTCAAGTGCAGCCTTCAATGTTTCTGCATAATTCAATGCCTGTTGTTCAGACATATGAATTGTAGTTTCAACAGATACTGCCCCAGTGATCCAAATTTCCAAAGTCAATTTGATTCGGCGGACCAACCCATTAATAATGTCCTTCCATTTCCAATCAACCTCCTGTAAGATTTCGTTGTCGATGTCATAACGCTTTTCAACAGTTTCAGTCCAGTAGTCAGTTTTAACGGTAGTATAAATATCCACGCTAACTCCTGTGCTATCTGCCTCTACGTTAATATCGTGAGCATGATATGGTTGACCGCAACTACACGTCACTTTATACCACATGCTATTTCCAAAATCATTTGTTTTTAAAATGCCTTCGGCTGGTCGTTGTGCTTTCATAGTACATCCTTAAATTCTTGTCTAAGTTTCGAATACTCTGGGTTTGCATAATAGCACGATTCCGCTTTTCTACAAAATTCCATCATTCGCTTCGCTTTCTTTTGATCAGCAGGGTCTTTCGAGCACAAAAGATCATATGTCTTAGTGCCCTGCATAACCATTACGTTTCCTACCATCTTGAATGACATTGTATCTCACTTTCCTTTTAATGCGGACATTGTCGTGTATACAATTTTTCCGTCAACATTCTTTTTGCAGGTGACATCATATTTTTCATCAACATTGACAGAATCGTATCCATAGTATTGACATACGTTTTCACTGTATTTGACGAACGCGAGAGATCCCACGATGGCAGAAAATAGCATTGCCAGAATTATCAGAACAATGACAATGATCGAATCTACCACCGTATAAATTGTAGGCGTATTATGCATCAGGTGCTTTCGATTTAAGGACTTTTTCTGCAAACTCTACATACTCGAACATGCAGTTACCGACTTCATCATATCCAGCAGAATGCCCTTCATCATACGCCTTTGAATAACACAGATCGAATAGTTCATCTGACAGGTAGCTATATTCGTTACGCAAATACTGCTGCCAAATTCGTACAGCTTTCGTTTCTTGTTCACGGCGTTCGATATGGTATGTATCGATTTCGTCTTTGTTGATAGTAACTCGTTCGATATTCTTTGAGAAGTTTTTCGCTTCCTGTTCAGTCAAAAATTGTTGAGATTTGCCCTCTTTGTACGCAAAATATGTGTATTTTGGGGCAGGTGGTTCGTAATTAGAACGGTCGTAATTTGCGTGCACGCAGGCTTCACTGAAAGAAATCATTTTCATCTCCTAAGTTATTATTCAATGTACGTATTTAAACACAAAGTTCACTTTTTGTCAACAACTATTTCAATTTAGTCCAATTAAACATCGGAGGATTCATATTCAGTTGTCTTACTGCTTTGTCAACTTTGTATCTCAATTTTTGTTGAACTTTAATAAATTTTTTGAATTCCAGAACATCTCTATCTTCGTCGAAAGTGTTTGCTACTAAGAAAGTATTAAGGTCGTTCAAAAGACGATTCATCTGATCCCTCAAAATATTCAGTATTTTAACGTTTCCGCTTGAAATGTAATCGCTTGCAATCATTTTATGATCAGAAAATATCTGCTCTGAGTCACTAAGTGAGTCGCACACTAATATCATTTTAATCTTGATATCTTGCGGAAGTGCACTGAACTCCATAGATACCTCATCTAAAATGCTTAGTATATTTCTCATATCATGGCTATCACTCATTTCCCATCAACTTTCTCACCTCATCCATCGCAAGTAAATGTTGTTTCTTGGTTTTTTTACTTCTGACAAGAAATTCCATAATTTTAGCGAAATATTCCTCTGATCGATATTCGAGAATTTCCTTGAACAAGTCACCATACTCTTTCCATAGTTCGTGTTCTATTTCCACGTCATCAGTGATCGTCTTGTATTCGTACAATTTTGTCATTATGCACTCCTAAATTTTTCCGTCAATCATTGTTTCACAAAATTTCCGCATTGTCAACATATTACAGGAACTTTTTCAATCCAGTAATGATATCCTCGACATCAAATGCATTAATACATTCAACTGTTCCTTTTCTACAATTGAAAGTGGTGCATGGTGGAGGAACTTGTGCTTGACAACCATAGCAATCAACTTTAGGAATAATAGGAACGAACATATCTTCATGACCCAATGGTTTTCGATATTCGTGTTTGGCACTAGTAAACATACCGATGATAGGAGATCCGCTGGCGGCGGCAACATGCAATGTAGCAGAATCGACGCCAATATAACAACTTGACATATCCATCAGCCAACGTAACTGTTGTATCGTGAATTTGCCAAGAGCATTAAACAGTCGTGGATGACCACCAAATGCAATCTCGTGTTCACCACCTATCTGTATGATGTTGATATCATATTCTTCGATGATACGAGAAACCAAATCTTGCCAGAAAGATGATGGGATATTTCTGCTTGGCCATGTATGTTCGCGCATGTGGATAACAATGTAAGGATCAGAAGTTACAGATCCATGTCCAGTATCAGATGCAATACCGATGAGTTTTAAATACTCTCCGATAAAATCTGCATCCTCTGGTGTCGAAAAAATATCAGGAGATAACTCTGATTGATCGCTTTTTACACCACCAAATGCGAATTTGTAATAGGCATCGGTGATATGATGCTTTGGATTCTTCTCATATGCAAGATCGAGATTAATAACAACATCATACAAATCCTTATTAATTTGCGATGGATGAATCACTGATCTGACCATTGCATTATTGACGTATGCTTCTGGACTCATGGTAGCAAAGTCGATATCACAGTCTCCGTTATGGCGACTATACATTTCTCTAACAATCGGCGTGGTAAGAATGACATCACCCAATGCTCCGGCACGGATGAATAAAATTTGCGGTCTCAGTTGTAACATTTGGTTATCCTTATTTTTAGTTCTGGTATTAGGTGTTTAATCTTTTCACCAACATACATATCGATGGCAACTTCAAGTTTTGGGAAAATTTCAGGAGAATGCAAAGATATCTTAGATAGACACAATTCCAACATTAACGGCTTATCCACCTCCACACATGAATGCAATAATTCCCTGCACTTATAAACGTCTGCCCACACTCTTAATGGCATATTGTCGATGTATTCAATTGCAAATTGTTCTTCCATACATCGTATAACATTCCACGGACCATGAAATCCAAATGAATTTCTAAAGTCTCCTATCTCTAAGCTGAATCTAGATGCAGTATCTATATCTGCAAATTCTATTCCGTACTTATATTCTAGATACTTCCTTTCCTGTTGGCATATTATAGCATCTTCACTGTGACCGAAAGTGCCACCAATTTTTATTCTTGGATCTGATGTTAATTTGTCCATCAATTTTTTAGATCTTAGTGAAAACCCTCCGTTGCCAACTTTGTTGTCAGTGACTATGAAAGGCCATGGTGCACCAATGTAATCGAACTTTAGGAAATCATCATCCCACATATTTTTGTCATATGCCATTCCATCCCATTGCACAAATAGAGCATGTTCGGTGTTGACGATATTTCCCATACCCTTCAACATCATCTGGCATATTTTATCAAATGGTGTACCGCAATGTATATACACATTTCTGGCACCCGAGTAAAATTCTTTATCAGATACGGTGATCACTTCTTTGGCATCAACACACTGCAGTGTTCTATCAATGGCTTGTTTGGCCAATTCGTGCGAGTCGGTTTCAATGACTACTATGGATATATCCTTAGTCATTTATCACGCTTCCATTTGGACCCAATCTTCCAGTTATTCCGATCTTATCCACTTGTAAGATCTTACGTTGGTTTAGAAATTTGTACAGACAATGTTCAATGTCTACGTAACCACCATTTTCCAATCTTTCTGCCATAAACTCAAGCATATTTTCGAACGTGTCAGAAATATCATCGATTTCTGAATATGGGAAACTCCATAGACGACTCATATATTGTTTTTCGACACCAGTGTCACTGTATTCGAACTGTGAATCCATCGGAGACTTAATGATGATACTATTTTGAAAGTCCGGGTTAGAATAGAGACTTAAATCGAAATCGTCAGTCAACGTATATCGTCCAGATATTTTGAAAATTCTACCAGACTGAACTATATTGTTCTCTTTGATTATTTCTAGAACTTTATGGAAACACAACATTTCCGTTGCATTCTTTACAATGTCCCAGTTGTCAGTGCTATTGTATAGTTCATATACATCTTCCCATCTAGACAATGAAATCAAAGTATCACACGCTTTATCTAAGATATCGATGTGTTCGTCGCTTGGGATTTCTCCGGAACACTCCATGACAATGATATGCGAATCGCTGTCTTTATTTTTAATAGACTGTATTGTATCTAGAGTCTGCTGTAGGCGTTGATCTGTATTAAATACGCCAAATTTAGTGTTAATTGCACTGCTTACAATGTATGTATTCATGTGATATCCAATGTTCGTCGGAAGATTTGCCTGCTGCTGTAGTTTCGAACAGATGATTGATATATTGCCCACTCCGTTATATGAGCACTATGATACGCCGTAACCTATCACTTCGTTCTATCAAAATCTAACCACACCATTCACTCTTATATCTCAAGGTAACCACTAGCGTACTAGTTATTGGATGAGGTACATTTACCTGTGAATTTAGGCGAAGCTTACATCATGTACTACAGCTATCTCATTTGTAGCAGGCAAATCTAACAACGAATTTATTATACCACTAATCTCCAAATTTAAACAACGAATTGAATCGTTGTACGTAATTTTCGTCAACTTCTGCTCCGGTCATTGACGATACGATATCTTGAATTCTCGACTCATGAAGTGACGCATATTCATCGTTCAATTCGCATCCGATGTAGTTCCTTCCAAGTGCCAATGCTACGCCTCCGGTAGTACCAGATCCAAAGAATGGGTCGAATACAACGTCTGGAACTGGTTTGCATCCGCATTCACACGACGGTTCCCATCCCAATGTATTTGTGTATCCATCCACTCTTCCGCTTCCAGATTTCCCGACTGTTCCGGATGGAGTTCCTGTTCCGCCTCTTGCCTTGTGAGACAATTGTGTTTTTGGGCATTCTACAGATTCACCGGCAACACGTTCGACAATTCTGTGCCAACGAGAACCACACTGTGGGCAATGACCCTTCTCTGAAGTTGCAGAGAGAATCATTGGTTCTACAAGTTTAGGAGGAAACACTGCAGTGTGAGCTTCTTTATATGGAACCGTATTGACTTCCCATACACTGCGCTTATTAGCCATGGCATAGTCGTTCTTAGTCAATCCTGCCATTCTAGTTCGACCAGCAGTATTGTTTAACTTGCCGGTATCACGATCTCTGACAGAATTTACCTGTGTCTTTGATGGCGTTTTGATCGCCTCGTTATCGAAATAATAATGCGGCTTTTTCGTCAACATGAAGATATATTCATGGGATTTTGTACAACGATCTCTTACCGATTCTGGCATACCATTCTTTGACCAAATGATGTCCTGACGAAGATGCCAGCCATCATTCCTCAACGCAAAAGCAAGTTCCCATGGGATACCCATCAGATCTTTTTCTTTATAGCCCTGTAGACGATTTCCACGTTTCGGGCTATCATCAAATTCCGTAGTCTTTTCACCAGCAATGGATTGTTTGGTAACTTTTTGACCGACACCTGGACGATAATTATAATAACTATCACCAATGTTTACCCATAGAACACCATCATCGGAAAGGATGTTCTTACACTCTCGAAACATTAGTACAAGATTATTAATGAATTCTTCGGGCGATTCTTCTAAACCGATTTCAAGTTCTTTATCTGGATGGTTTTCATCAAGATATGAACGCAATCCGTAGTATGGAGGCGACGTGATAATAGTTTGCACTTTTACCCCATCTTCTGCCATCTTCTTAATAGCATCGACATTGTTACCGATGACACATTTGTTTAAATAATCGCCCGTTGACATTCGTTATTGTACCTTTTTGAGTGAATCTTTCCGCATCATGTGAAGCGTTTGCGAATTTGGTTGGCGACTAACCTGAATGAATGGGACACCATCGATGATCTTGTATTGATTCAAATCATTACAGTACCAGATATCACCAGTGTGGATAACCGCCAATTTGATAGGTTTGACCTGTTTAACTTTTGACATTATAACACCTTTTATTCGACGACACGCAACGATGCGCTGCTGTCACCATAAGAAAGATTGAAATTTTCACGACGAGCAATATAGTCCTTTGCTTCATCGTCCTCGAAATAACACGGAACAACGATTCGCATATAACTGATTGCTACGGAAGAGTCTTCGAAATTACGGGTACTTTTACCAGGTACAACTACTTTGAAATGCATGATGATCCCTTATTATCGAAGTTTTGGAGCAATGCCGATGACATTGGCATGACCGTATTGGGCTTCAGCGATTTGACGCGCCAAAGCAAGTGAAACGGCAGTGACTTCAATTTGAGTCACGAAACCGGTAGCTAGCCGCACGGTGGCGGTAAATTTTTCCATATGATTCTCCAAAAAGTAAAACGACAAGTTGCAATATAGCATACCTGTCGTTCTATGTCAACTATTATGTGAGTTTAATCTTTGTGGGACGGTTTCTTTCGAATTGGTTTAATCATCGTAACAATTGCCGAAACGACGGCAGTATTGATAAATGCCAAGATTATCATTATAAATGATGTCATATGGTCGCCATCTACGAAGTTGATATACCCAGAGAACAGGCATAAAATAATAGTTGCAACGTTAACAGCTAATACAATCCATGATGCTAAATTTTTCATATAATATACCTTAAGATATTTGGTCTAAGTATTGGTGAAGATTGCCATCCCTAAGTGTCAGAGCTATTATTTCGTCCTCACCAAATGCCACTATAGTATTTAGGTTTTTGATGTAATATGGTCCACTAAAACACTTCTCTAACTGTAGAAGTTGTTTAGGCATTATCTTCTCGGTTATTTTAATTTCAAACGGTTCCATTGTAGTAAGAGTGGTCACGATTTTAAAACCGTATTTGCTCAATCTTAAACTAGATTTTTGCGTCGGATTTTGCCAAAGATATTTAGATACATCCTTAATCTCAAATACACAAACCTTATCGATATCAGACGATTCTAATATCATTTTAGAGTAATCATCCTGTGTTAACTTTCCGGAGGAGTCCATATAGTTTCCCCCTGAGTCAACAATACTACTGAAAACTTGTCGGTTTTGAATTGTTTATTTAGACGTTCAGCAAGTCCTATTGCATGTCCAGGATTGGAAAATGATACCTTTCGATACTTAGATGCAGAAGATATCATTAAATGTGCTGTTTTAAAGTTTATCGGTCTATTTTCGTAGAACACCGCCCATATACCATGAGACTCTAATATTTGATCAGCTTGATAACGTGTTTTACTCGTATCTTCTAGAATAATTTTTGGTTTTGGCCTTGACACTCGATAATCCCACTATTCAATATAGTAGTATTTATCTATTTTGAGATCTACTTGAACGAACCACCATCCAGACTAACTTCAGACACTTGATCTGGTTTGGAAGAAAATTCCGACAGTTTTGCCAACAAATCGAAAATTTCAGAATGAAGATTTCTGGCATCAGATGCAGTCATCACCAGATCTTTTCCACCAGACTGATTTAAGGCACGAACCTTATCATTAAATTTCTTTACGTGTAATCCTACATTATCCATCTTGTTCCCCAAGCATATGATTGACATCCAACCACAATATTACATCATGGTTGTCGTATTTATTTACCAACTCTCGAAGATTTTGCGAGATACAGTGTGTGAAAAAATAAGCTCTAAACATGCCGTATTCAAGTGTGGCATTACCATTACTTGATTTATTATTGACATACTGCCAATATTGTGTATGACGATTATCAAAAACACCAGTGGAATGTTTCTTAATATAGTCTTTTATTGCAGCTGAACGCGCAGACTTTGAAACAAAAACTTCGAAGAAAATCTCTGACATATACAGTGCAAATAGACGATAAGTCATGGCGTACCCATACCAATATACAATGACCTCGTCAGTATTCTCGTCTCTAACATAAAACGGACGATCACTAAGCAAGCTTATCGTTCTAGCTTCGCATGAATCATTTATATCACAAGTTTTCATATTCATCAAATCCACTAGTGGTACCAAACTTCCAATCAATACTACCCCCAGATTTTTGTATTTTGTTCAATAGTGAAGAATCTGGTACGTATCCGTATGCAATATACTTTATAACACGACGTATCTGTACTTGTTTTATATCTCCGTCGTATGCCAGTCTCAATCTCTTATTCTTGATGTCATTAATAGTATTCTTACCAAATGCAAATTTTAATACCAAATTTTCATCTCGGGCAATTAATATCTGACACACTGTTATATCGAATCCATCTATAACCTGTTCTGCAGAATCATAATACTGTTTACAAATCAACTGTAATTTATACTGATTGCCATAGAAGGAATTCATCGTTATTGTCGCAGCATTTTCGGACTGATGGGTGATTGAACTATTGCGATATGAAGTTGCTTTTCGAAAAAGTGTATCGTATTGTTGACGAGAAGCACAAAATACATCTATGTCCGCTGTTGCTTCTTCTCCGTTATACCAATTCAAAACAGTGCCACCTGCAATCCATGGGCCGGTGTCCACATTGGGATTAACGAAATTCAGGATTCGAATATCATTAGCTGGAATCACTAATTCATCTTTTGCAGGAATATAATTACTATTGTCCTCGTGGATATCATGATCGAAAAATTCATTGAATGAATTTGTACTCGATGTTTCGTTAGAAAGTGCAGACAATAATGACGACATATTCATATTTTAATCCATATATCCAGAAGATAGCATCTTGACATATTTCGTATGAAATTCAGCCACCTTGTTTAACTCATACTTACCACAAAATTTAATGAAGTAAGCACCTATCTGTGTATTATGCTTCGAAATCGCATTTTCTGCAATAGTCTCTGCAATTTTTTGTTTAATGTCGTCTGGTTGAGCAGTAAGATCGATAAGTTGGTTATTACGATTAAAATCATCCAGAACCTTATGCTCTACACCATGATGGTCTTTCCACGTGTGCTGCATTATTGCATTCCATGCAAAACCTTTTGCAACTCTATCATCGAAGGCTTCCATCAAACCAATCTTATTTTTTGTTGACTTGACTTTAGCACCAGGATATGCAGAGAAAATGTTGTCCGCAGTATCTCCGCGAATGCATTTCATGAATAATAAAAGTTCGGGTGTATCAACTTTTGCAGGAAGTCCTGTCTTCTTATCTACTACCACTTTCATATCTTCATCAAAAACACCATCGACTGTAGTGAATTCTTTTTTGATGCCATCATACTGTTGAACATTCTCCGATAACAACTGATGATAATCAGAATCAGAACTCAATATGACGTGTTTATCATTTGGATGTGATTGAATCCATCCGGCAACTAAATCATCAGCTTCTAGGTCATTATTCCATAGCACTGTGGCATTTGATTTCGTTCTGACAAAATCGATGAAATTGGAAAACGCTTCCTGTACGATAGCATGCTCTTCTTTTTGCAAAGCAGTCTCTTTAGCACGTAGAGCTACGCGATTCTTCTTATATGGCTGGTAATACTGTGTTCGCCATGAGTTTCCATCTAAACAAAACACCGCATGAGTAGCATTAGTTGAATTCCAACACTTTAGTAAAGATTGTAGAGTAACGTGGATGGCAAAACCGACCTTGGTCCATACATCCGATGCCTTAGGCACACTATGCCTAGCACGATGGAACATATTACTCACATCGATTATTAGAAACGTTTGTTGATTTTCCATTATCGACGAGTGCTTCTTTTCTGATCCATATCGACTACATTAGTATAGTCTGGATTATTTGCCATTTCTTGTTCATATGTTTCCATGACAACATTTCTGCAAACATCATTGAACCATTGGTCTACGATTGCGTTGTCGTCCTTACCACGATATCCAGCACGTGTAAGTTGAATAAGAAATTTGTCATTCCAATCCAATTCAAATGCGCCATAACCAACATTATTTGGATCAATTTCAACTGACAGAACTGCTACCCAAGGAAGACCTTTGGCAGTGGCTTCTTCTTTAGTTATATTATTGCTACCTATCATCGCTGATTGTAGTGGTACTTCTTTTTTAACTGGTTTCTTGGTCGTTGTGGTACGTTTGACTGGAGTCTTCTTTACAGTCTTTGAAGTAGCTTTCGCAGTAGTCTTACGGACAGTCTTCACTGGTGTCTTGGCTGATGGCTTTTTTGCAGCAGGTTTTGGTTTTGACGTGGCAACGACTGGCGTTTTACGCGCACGTGGTTTTTTAACTTCGGTCATATTGTTATCCAATAATCTTTCTAGACACGCCTTGTTCAACGTGAGTTTCCACGTTCAAGGTGTGTTTTAATATATAAGTATCAAATTGCAGTAAAAACATGGTTGCGTTATCAATGTCATCCAGTACGAAGTTTATCTTTGCTGAACCATCGGTGAAAAAGTATACCGGTTTTGCATCATTTAATGAAATGCAATACTTTGAGTAACTATTTCTAGTCATATTATAGTTTTTATTTTCAACCTTTGCCGATCTTTCAACAAACCAGTTATACATACTTTCTGTAAATTCAGAACATACGATATTAATGGGATAGTTTTGATAAATCGCAACCATGATCAATTTACTCTGCTGATTGTTTCTTACGTTCTTCTTCAGCACGTTTCTTCGGAGCAATCACATCTCTCCAATAACGATACTTTTCAAAACGCTTCCATTGTTCGGACTTATACATGTCTGACTGGTCAAACTTTTGCATACCCATCTTACACCAATCCAAATAATCTTCCATATCTTCAAAGATCTCGACTACTTCTGGTTTCATAGTTAGGTACTTGTCTAGCCACGAATTTGACATATTATTCTCCTATAGGTTGTTGTCAAAAATTATTGGATTTCTTAAACTGCAATAGCAGGTAGGAAATACGTATATACTGCATATTCAGAATGCACAACGATCTTCGCTGCGCCGTCATCAGTGATGAATATAGCCTTTTCACCTGGTAGATTCAGAATAGAATTCATGTGAGATACTGGGAATCCCCAACGGTTCTTAAGATGACCAACATCTTTGGCAAATACGAACTTTCCTGCAAATGTTGCGCGATCACCGAAACTAAATTCTAGGTCATCGCCATCAGAAGAAACGATTAGATTTTGTACTTCACCATTTGCCGAAGATTGATATTTCAACCGTTGAATCGATGACTTGGTTGGTTCGAATGATACTTCCCATGATGTGCCACCATAGATGAACGGAGGGACTTTGATGTTAATCAGCTTAGTACCCATGAGGCGATAATCATTGGTAAAGTCACCACGTTCATTTGAAAAGTGGATACCATCAGATTGGTTATCTTCGTTATGAGTAACACTAACTTCTGCATTTTCTGAATATTCCGGAATACCTAGAATGGTGTTCAGCTTAGGTAGATTTGGAAGTCCGAAGGTACCTTGAAATTCGCTGACTTTTTCTTTGAATGCTGCTTGTACTAGTACAGCTTTACCAATCGAAGTTTCCAACTTAGTGGTGTTGCCGTCGCTAATGATTTTAACTGGCTCTGACACACCGATTGCATGCGTATGATTTACTACATCCTTTAATACTTGATAGACCTTTGTTGTCATTTAAGACTCCTATTGCTGTTGTTATTGAAGTGTGACTATTTTACTTGTTTTAATGCTATTTCTAACGTGGAAAAATATCGTTTTGTCATCAACCAAATTTGAAAAGTGAATTGACCGTAGAGTAGATATCAGTCGCTTCTTTAAGATTCCAGTTTAGTTGTCCTAGAAGATTGTCTACCTTCTTATCAACAATAGCTGCCATCATTCCTTCATTATCAAAAGGAAGTTTCTTAAACCATTCTGGAATCTTATGTTGGTCAATTGGGTATGCAACTGCCTTGTAGCCCATTGGATTTACTTTAAGATCACATACGATGATCTTCATACCATCCGTAATTTCCGTACTGTACTTATCATCATACAGATCTGTCATTTCATTCCATGTAAGTGATGCCATGACGTGTCCTGGTATCATTCCCTTTACCTTATTGCGATGGCGGTTGCCATAGTACGTCAATCTGTTTACCCGTTTTGGTGTACCTTTTTCCCATGGCATCAAATCTCTAAATTCGTACTTAAAGTCTTTGATCTTTTTAATGATGTCATCTTTGTGGTGACCGGTAAGAAGATCTGTAAGGATATCAAGCAGGAATTTTTGAACCAATTTTGGCGTATCTGCACGTTTAAGATCTAGTCCCATAGCTTTAATCTTACCAGGCTTACCATCTACGTCGTATCGCTTCCCCTCTTTGTCAATCATCATCATGGCATATCGTTTCTTTTTGACAATTAACGCAGTCGATGCTACGACTTCCCGTTTACCTCTAATGGTGGCACCAGCTTCTAAGGTACAGTGAAATGAATCTCGCATCATCTTCGGAAATGATTCATTTACAATATTCCCAACTTCATTATACATCTGGATACAGATATCTTTATTCCACTCCATTTCGCCACGTTCTACCATATCTTTGATAGTTGGCCATGCGGTGAAGAACACAGAGTCGGTGTCGCCCCCAATGATGGCATCACCATAATAGTCATACACCCCAGTGATGGCTTCATTAGCCTTTGCGTCCATGTGCTTAGCAATTACTCTACCGGATAACGTAGTACTTTGTCCGATACGCTTATCAAAGAATCGACAATGTTCTGCAAGAAGCGCACCGTAAGCACTGTTTAGTACGATCTTGGCTACATGTTGCTTTTTATCAAATAGTTCACTCAATACATCGTCACCTGCTTTATCAGCTGCTTCAGCTTTAGCCTGGTAAATCTTACGTTCTTCATACCAGCGTCGAAGAATGCCAGGAATGATGCCTTCGCGTTCATATGTAAAGATTGTCCCGTTTGCTGTTATTACTAATTTACTCTTTTCCGAAAAGATGAAATTGTATACGTCTGCTGCTGTGTACGATTCTGTTACGCCATTTTCCCATGCTATTGTCACCTCTGTGTCTTTTTCTTTGTTCATGATAGCGGTATATTCCAAAGATCCGAATAGTCCGTCCCATGCCTGTGCAAATTTCATACCGTTTCTCATTCGATCAACGATGAGTTTATCAGTCATGATAGGCAATACCTGTCCGATGATTGTCTCTGGACTCATGTTTAACGATCTAATCGTACTAGGATATAGACTGTTAATATCGATAGTTCCAATATATGAATGCATGCCACGTTTTGGCTCAACTACGTATGCACCGGCAGCTTTGCCAGTTATGTCAAAGTCATCCTTTTCTATCCAAATATCATCAATATCGTCTTGATTGCTTGTATCCAGAATGAAGTCTAATGAAGACTTCATTCTGTCTTGTACTATCATCCCACGATCATGAGATTCACATATAATCGACTGCTCGATAAGAGCAATTGATCCTTTTGTAGTCGGCAGTGTTACTAACGTATCATGTGCAATACTATTGGCCAGATCAAGAAATTTTAACTTCTTGTCTAACTTATGTATTAAGAAAACGTCTTGACGGCTATAGTCAATAAACTTTTCAAAATCTTCTTTATAAAGTTTATCTAGGGTGCCGTCGTATTCCACTTTCTTCTCATTAAGTTCGTACTCACCAATAGCATCCAGTGAATAGCTATGACGTTCTTCGAATGTATACTTACGATACAGATTCATGTAGTCCAAATGAACTCTGCCGATTGTGTCATATGTAGATTGCACTTTGCCATATCGTTCAAAATCACGCGGGGTTGGCTTTTGATCCCATAAACAAAACCGCCTAGTATCGTCACTCGACATTATACGAGTTATTCTATTGACCAAATATGGTATATCGTACCCTTCACTATTCCATCCAGATAGAATGTCTGCGTCTTCGATAGTAACTAAGAATGCATCCAACATATCCCGCTCATCTTCGAACAAGATTGTGTTAGGGAATCTACTGCACGCTTCAGTCGCCTGTTCCATAGTTAAAGTCGGTGGTGGTAAGGCAAACGTGAACATCTCTCCGATCCAATCCAGATAGACTGACACTGCAGTCACATTATTGAATGGATCACTTGGATCTGCATAACCGTCGGTTGGCGAAAAATTCGCCTCAATATCGAAGAACGCAGTTTGTAACTTGGGTGAGACACACCCCTTGTAATTGTCTTCAAGACATCTGAAGATAGGTTTAACGTCAGATTCCCAAATCTGTTTGTCCCCCATCATTTTGATCTCTTTGAAAAACTCTTTTTTAGAAAGCGTAGAGAACTTAGAAAGTGGTGTATCAAATACCGAACGATATTTCCCTTTCGGATCATCGTAGTAAAATCTATATTCTGCTGGGATTTCTTTGAATACTCTCTTGCCATCTACTCTCTCGGCAATGTGTATTATATCAGTGTGTCTATTGTGGAATAAATCTACATATGGCATTACATTTTCTTTCCGTTTTCATCAATACAGTGCCAACCTATGTCTCTTAGGTCTTGTCGTATAACTTCCGACACTGTTCCTTCTGGCAAATACCCTACGTACATAACGTTTTGTTCACCCGAATCCGTAAAATCTTCCATGAAACCACTTGCCATTCCAGAACAATAGAAGTCCATGTAGTTATGTTTAGAATCTTGTCGGTGAGAATTGATAGCTTCGGCTACAACTCTGCCAGAACCTCTCCACGATATGCCCCAAGAATCATCGCGCAATATCGCAGTGACATCAATTTTTTGCCATATATTATTACACATTGCTGCGTATAAGTTTTGTGCATACCATCGGTTTGCTGAACATTTTTGACAAATAATGGAAGACGACATTATGTCGTCTTCCATATTGTACTTAACTACATCGTTCGACATTATAGCGAACGACCTACCGTTTCCAGAATATTGGTCAACTCATCGTGTGCATCATTTGTTTCTGTTAGTTTAGATTTCTGGGCAATCTTAATGGCCTTCTTGAGAATACTAGGCTTGATACCCATTTCTTCAGCAATCGCCTTGATCGTCTCATTGAGACCAGCGGTCAGATTTTCGATCTCATCTAGCACACCGATACCTTCATTAACAATACGGGTCAACTTATTCTTCTGATCGGATGAAAACATTCTACTCATTTTTATTCTCCTTATTAGTGAGTACAATGATTATACTGCCTTTGTGTCTAAAATTAACTCGGTATTTTTACTTTTGTCAAGTTAAACGATGGCTAAATACTATATTAATATTCGGATACCGTATGCCTTACACTGTAAAATTATCAAATGGCTCAACATTGTCAACTGTCCAAGATGGTACTGTTGACGGAGCGTCCTCAAGTTTAACATTAATTGGTTACAACTTCCCGCACTTTGGGACTTTTATTAACGAAAACATGGCACATTTACTTGAGAATTTCTCAAATTCGGTGGCACCATCAAATGTAATAAAAGGTCAAATATGGTGGGACAGTTTTAACAAAATTCTAAAGGTGTATGACGGAACACAATGGGTGTCGATTGCTCGTAGCGTAAGTTCTGCAGTTCAACCAACTTCCCCTAACATCGGGGACACCTGGTGGGATTCTGTACTAGGTCAACTTAAAGCATGGGATGGAGTAGTATGGACTGTTATCGGGCCTGCTTTTACATCGGCTACTGGTCAATCTGGTGCGCTGGTAGACCAAATTACCGACACAAACAGTACATCACACATTGTCGTCAAGTTCTATATTAGTAATGACTTGGTTTCAATCCTCAATAACGATGCAGAATTCACTCCACAAGTTGCCATTCCTGGTTTTGCTACAGTAAAGCCAGGTTTTAATCTGACGTCTCTCTCTACCCCTGAACTGTACTATAATGGCAACGCCAGCAATGCCGTGAAACTTGGTGGCGTAGATTCTGCGAACTATCTGCGAAGTGATGTAGTAAGTACTACAAACAACAAATTCAACATCGCAAATAACCTAGGTATATCGATTGGTGGTAATGGTGAATTGGCAATGTCAGTAACCGGTTCTACGTCAAATATTTCATCTGTGGTGAATGGTAACAACTTAAACATTGGCGTTACAACTGGTGGAGTATTAACATCAGCAATTCAGATAAGTGGATCGAGTGGGTTAGTTACTGTAGCTGCTAATCCTATAACTGCACTTGGTGTAGCTACGAAACAGTATGTCGATGCAATTAGCGTTTCTGGTGTAACATCTGGCATGGGGACGACTGTTGCGCCAGTGGATAATTTCAGTTCATCATTGTATCGTGCTGCAAAATATGTACTCACGGTAACTGATTTGACTGCAAATAACTGGCAGATTACTGAAATATTGGTACTACACAACGGTACAACAAGTAAAGTAACTCAATACGGGTCTGTATATTCCGGAACATCTCCAATAATGACATTCACTGCAGATTTAAGTGGCGGTAACGTTAGACTATTAGGTCAAGGTGTTAGTTCAAACAATAGAGTAAACTGGTCTAGACAAATATTCTCTGTTTAAAGAAAAGGCTCCAATTGGAGCCTTTTTTCATACTGCCATATCGGCTTTAATCGATGGATGATGTTTATAATCCAATAATTGGATATCGTCCATTTTGAATTCAAATATATCCTTCACCGATTCATTCAAAAGCAGCTTTGGTAGTGGATATGGTTCTTTAGTAAGTTGTTCTTTAGCTTGTTCAATATGATTCTGATATAGGTGCGCATCACCAATCGTAAAGATAAGTTCGCCAACTTCTAAATCGCATACTTGTGCCAACATATGAGTCAGAAGTGCATAACTAGCATCATTGAACGGCTTACCAAGTAAAACGTCGTTTGATCGCATGTAATACTGACAACTAAGTTTGCCATCATTACTCACATAAAATTGCGCAAAACTATGACAAGCAGGCAGTGCCATGTTATCTAGTTCACCTGGATTGTAGTTGACTAACATATGGCGGCGGCTAGTTGGATCTGTTTTTATCCCATTGACAAGATTCGTTATCTGATCAGTTGATTTATATCCAATGAGGGTATCATTATCGTCGAACAGTGGAGTTCTCCAATCTCTCATCTGTTTTCCGTATACCCTACCCAAATCACCTTCGAATTTAGCTTTGTCTTTCCAATATGGTGCTTGCGCATTAGGAGTCCATATGGTAGTTTTCCCATCACTTGTTCCGTGTGTAATCTCTGCAAGTCGCCTCTCATCATTACTACCTTCGAGAAACCATAACAGTTCAGCTTTCATTGATTTGAAAGCTAGCTTCTTAGTCGTAACTGCAGGAAATCCAGAAGATAGATCATAACGATCTTGATATCCAAAAATGGAAAGGGTGCCCGTACCTGTACGATCACCCCTTAATTCACCTTCTGTTAAAATCTTATTCAACAGTGTTAAGTATTGCTGCATATCAGTACCTCAAATAATGAGGATATTATAACACCGTTTTGGTATGTCTTTTATACACTGTGAAAGTCAATGCATTATCTTCTGTAGGAATAACAGTTGAAATTCTGTATCCATCTAGATAGTCAGTGAGATTTATTCTAGTATCACACCAATGAGTCTGTTTAACATAAGTCAAATAGATATTATCCAAAATTGGGCGGCACTGTTCTAGCAATTGTTTACCACCAATAATGAATACATCTTTATCAGGATATTCACGTTCGATCTCCGCTATCTTACCGACAATGTCGCCGCTGATGGTGTTAACCCTCGGCATATCTTCGCTGGTTACAACGTAGCAAATTCTACCAGGCAAAGGCTTTGGCATCTTCGGATCGTTCCATGTGTTTTTACCCATGATAACTACCTGATTCATAGTTTTTTCCTTGAACCATGCCATGTCACGTTTATCTAGCTTCCATGGTATTGAGCCGTTGTTGCCAAGACCTCCACCAAAAGAGCATGCAAAAATAGCATTAATCATTTTAAATCCTTGAAAAGTTTCTTAGTGACATTAGACACCGTTCTAACCACCAAATCGATATTTACATACATCTCAACATCGTCAATGATGTGATCCAGTGTCTTTATCTTAGCCGTTATGTCTTTCTCCAATCTGTTAGGGTTGCCTCCATCTTCAAGTAATCCCTTTACATCTATGTCAACCACTGTTCCATCAATCAATTTAACATCAATGTGATCGATCATGGTGATTGGGATGTCTTTCTTTTCTACTTGCTTAAGAATGGCATCCCATCTAGCCTTCGGAGTGACTATTACTTTGTTATACCTTGGTCGCTTTTGGTCTGCCACGTTTTTTCACCGAACTATCTTCATTTTGTGTTACAACTTTAGCTATAGTTGGGTCCAACGCAGCAGCTTCAGATTCCAATCTGGCAGCTTCGGCTAACATCGATTCTACTTGAAGTTTAAGCTGAGCTGCTTGTGAAATCCGTTGTTTTGCTAGATCACCATCGGATAGTATTCCACCATATGGATCACCTTTGAAAGCATCTACTGCAGCTTTCATATCTTCGCCTGAATAATTAGATTCAGGAACATTAGTGACAGAATTGGCTGGAGTACGAGCTTCGCCAAGATCTCTCATCTTAGGTGTACGTTTGCCCGACATTCCTGCAGCAGAGTCTAGATCATGGAGGCGTTTGATAGCTTCTTCACCCTTTTCCATTTCGCGCAAGATATCATTCAATTCATCCAAACGAACAGATGATGTAGGAGTTGGAGTAACGATCACCTGTGATGTATTGATCTTCTTGATATTACCTTCTGTGTGCATAGTGGAAAGAGCGTTTCTGCCATCGATCAGAAGAGTGCGGAACAATACGTCAGAGAAGCTTTTTGCTTCTTGTCCAGCTGGCGATTCCAACGCCTTCATTACAACTTCTTGTGTGTGCATAGCAAGCGATTCAGGATAGACTACGAGACACATGTGCTCTTCATCAGGAACCTCTCTATACAATATAACAACCTTTTTGTTGTTATGGCGTCCTAAATGTTTAATCATATGATTAGCCTTCTTGAGTTACAGGTTCCTGTGCTTCACCAGCTGGTGCAGCTTGTTCTGGCTGATTCACCGAAATTGCACCGGATGAAATCAAGAAATTGCGCAAACGTTCAAATACAGAACCGACTTCAGTGAATTCTTCGGCACGGAATGCTCCACGTGATGCAGTGAGTTGAATGATGTTCAATAGTGACACTAGATCTTGCACACCGAGTGCAGGGGCTTGTGGTGCTTCAGTTTCTTGAATTTGGTCGTTGTTTTGTACTTCTTGTGTAACTTGTTCAGTCATGTTAGCTCCTAGAGGTTGATAAGTTATATATGTATTTATCTACCAAAAATGAGCAAATTTGACAAAAATGGTCAAAATTTGACAAAACGTTATTTTTCAGAAAACAAAAATGGGAGCATTGCTCCCATTTTCGCTGCCAAGGTACAGTGAGTTATTAAATCACACGTTTGGATCGTAGTCTACAATGATGCCGTGTGGGTGTGGTGGATTTGGGTTATCGAACACTACGAAGATCGTAGGGCAATAATCTGCATCGCCGAACGTATCGCTGTACATGTCGGTAAACACTACAAACTGGCGCGGACTGATGTCGTTTTCACGCATGAATTCCCAGTTAGCACCAATGTCGGTGCCGCCACCACCTTGGATATCATAGTCCTCAATTTGCTCGTCCGAATCGTTCGTGTAGATCTGTGGATTGTAGATCTTCGTATCGAATGTCCACACGTGAATTGCATACTCATCGAACTGTTCCATGATACCCTTGACTTCAGATAGCATGTGGCGTGCCTGTTTCTCGTTGATAGAACCAGATTGGTCGATTGCTACCGCAACATCAATTCGTTCACCCGGTTTGACACCAGGGAGAATAGCATCAATGTGCCAGCCCTTGCGTGATGGACGCATCCACGTAAAATCTGACTTGATTGTCGATTGAACTTGTTGCTGAATAAGATCACGCCAATTCAGTTTTGGTTCAGTAAGATCTTTCAGGATACGTTGAATACCTGCTGGACAATTACCAATACCAGCTGCTTGAGCAGCTGCCAACATTGCCTGACGGAGTTCATCCTTGATCTGCTGACGTTCTTCACGACTGATCTTTGGGCGGCTTCCGCTGCGGTTTCCATCGCCGTTGCTTTCGCCATCACTATCACCGTCGTCGCCATCGCCATCGTCGTCCAAGTGCTCATCGAGTACCATTGAACATAGCTTTTCCTTACCCATCTGATCCATGTTTTCCATCAGGTCATCGTAGATAGCCTCGGAAGACCAACCTTCATACTTTTCATCATACAGGATTGGGACAACATTGATTCGATCTCCAATCTTCCCCTTGATCAAATCTGCATTAACTGCAAAGTCACACGCAACATTATACAGTCGTGCGTCACGATGTTCACGGCGTCCCATGTGATCATAAATCGCATGCAGCACTTCATGCCCCATGCCGAATTCCATTTGACGTAGGGGAAGTTTGTTGACAAATTCCGAGTTGTAATAAAAATTGCGACCATCAGTTGCAATGGTAGCAAGCCAGTCATCCGAATTGATCAGTTTCATTCGAGTAACGAGATTGCCATAGAATGGGGAACGAATCAGTAGACCGACTCGTGACGTAATCAGTTTCTCACGGGCAGCTTCGTCGATCAAAGGATCGGTTACCGTTACCTTAGTTGACTTTTCCGAAGATGATGTGCTTTCTTTAACCGACATTTTGTATCCTTTATGATTAATGTTTCGAGAATATAACAGCTTTTTAATCTTATGTCAATAGAAAACGGGGATCAATTGATCCCCGTTCTAGTCTAGTCATGATACCCAGACACAACTAGACCCTCAACATCTTAGTTGATGCCGATTGCACGGATGATGTGCTTACCGTACTTAGACGACCATTCCTTGTACGAAGGAATCTTGCCAGGTACGAATGGCAGGTCGTAGTTCTTCAGTGCGATACGCATTGCCAGAATGTTCAGTTCAGGGTTGAAGTTGTTGAAGATAAACTTCACAAAACGATCACCTGCAACGTTCCACTCTTCAGGATTTTCCTTATACACACGGTCATACAGTTCCTTCAACTCATAGCACAGACCAATAGTCAGCGAGTACATCGCCGAAATCTCCTTACCTTCCTTCGATTCAATCGTCGCAACCTTGCCAGACAGAATGTCGGTTGGATGTGGCAGAGACGATGCAATTTCACGGTGAGCCATGAAGTCAAGGGCCAGACCTTCGCCAACAGTACCCGAGATAAGATCGGTCAGGGTGCTCTTCGAGGTTTCACGTTCTTGAGTTAGAAGTTCGCTGACGAAACTCCACGAACGTGGGGTTGCGAACGAACGCGACGACGACTTTGGATCGAAATCGAACAGCTTGGACTTTGCATACGACAGGTAGCCGACAACATCCTTGTGGATATTAGCTTCGGTTGCCCAATCCAACCAGCTTTCAAAGTCGTGGCGCATTTCAAGGTGAACGAAACGGTTAGCCAGAGGACTTGGCATACGGTAGGTAACACCCTTGTCCGATTCTTTGTTACCGGCTGCGATAACAACGACATTGTCCGGAAGCTTGTACTGACCGACGCGACGGTTCAAAATAAGCTGATACGCAGATGCTTGAACAGCTGGAGCCGCTGCATTCATTTCATCGAGGAACAGAACCACGATTGGGAATTGTTCTGCGAATTCTACCGTAGGGAGATCGACTGGTGGTGCCCAACGCATCGTGTCATCTTCCTTGGAATAGTAAGGCATACCCTTGAGATCGGTAATGTCCAACAGTGGAAGACGAAGGTCAACCATGTGTCCGCCCATTTCTTTGGTCAAGCCTGCGACCAGATCGGACTTGCCGATACCTGGGCTACCATGCAGGAATAGTGGACGTTTTGCCTTGAAACATACGAGAATCGATTCACGTGCTTGGTTGGCTGTTACGGTGCGAGTTTCAGATACTGACATTTTTATTTCCTTTTGTTGAGTTTAAATGTTACTGGGTTTAAGTGTTACAGAAATTGCAATGTACTACAAAAAACTTGGTGAGTCAACTACTTTTTGCTACTTTTTGAAACTATTTTTGCGATTGCGACGTTCATATGCATCGGAAATCTTGGTTGGCGTGAGATCGAACTCTTTGCAGAAAAAATCAAAGATGTAATACGCAGTGACATATTCATAGGCGATGAATACCGCAATAATTGCCAGTGAGTACCACATCGAAATATCTGCCAAAAAGAAGATACAGATGAGTACGATATAACATAACGCACTGTATAGCATCTCGTTTTCAACGTCGTTTAAAAATTTGAACATACATTTCCTTAAAGTGGTACAGAAAATTCTTGAATCACAGTCTTTGCAATTTCGCCATTGACGTCAATTGCGCCAAGATCGGCAACACGCTTAACAACATACTTTGCTACCAATTC